ACCGATGTCTAGGTTGGTTGGGCGTCCAGATACGACCCCAATGTTTAGTGCGTAGATCTGGGCAAGGATATTTAGCAGGCTTTTTTGGGCGTCTAGGTTGCCTGGGCCTAGCGTGATGATCTGCAAAGTGAAGTTCAATTTGGCGACATTGTAGTTGTAGCCATCTATCGAGTCGATGTTTACAAAGACGCTTGGCGGCGTAATATTGCGCGGATCGTTATTGACTTGTAGCCCTACGACCGTTGAGAGCTTTGCTACAAGATCGTCGTAGCCTTCGTTGAATAGATCTGTGTAGTTAGGTACAGCCATTAGGCGACCTGCGGACGATCAATTCCCAAGAGCTGGCGGATCATTCCGTTCAGCCCCATAACAGGGGTTACGCCCATGTTTTGGAATGAAGCGTATTGATCCACTGATCCGCGTTGGCGGTACAGCGCGCCACCGTACATCTGGGTTCCTAAGAATACATCTTGCGAAGGCACAGTCGTAAGCGAGTCCACATAGCCTGCTTCCATTCGGCGTCTCCAGCAGAATTGTGAAGCTGCACTGGCGCACACTGTGAGGAACGCGGCGTCCGCTGCAGTCGCTGTACCGATGCCAAGCCAGTCCTCGATGTTTGCTGCAGTGACCCAAGTGCAAGTCTGCGTAATAGTTAGCGTGCCAGTAGCAGCGGTTCTTGTGACATTGCTTGCGGTCTTTGCAACCAGCACTTGATTAGCGATTGGAATGTTTACATCGTAAAGAAGATCGCCTTCGGTATCTATGCCGACATAAAGATATTGAGGTAATGCGCGGACTGTGTAAGTTCCGTTAAAGGTTGCATCTACCCCAGCAAGGACGACACTTGCGCCGAGTTCAATTTCTGCATCGGTAAGAAGTTGAACTACGGCGTAGTTGTCTATGAGGTATTTCTGCGTAATGCTGTAAACAGCCATGAGCGGTAGCCCCGCTCTCGACTAAGCCTGTGTGATTTTGCGGATCATTCCACCGATTGCAGCGAAGGTTGAGACATAGCCATGGAAACTCATGGTCTTACCCAAAGTTGCAGGAGTGTCCACGCTAAGCAGGCCCTGAATGCTTTCGTAGAATTCGTAAGCATCGCCTTGTCCCTGACCTACGCGAGTGATGATCATGGTCTTTGCAGCAAAGTTGCTGTCAACTACAAGCTGCAAGCCAAGTGGCGTACCGTTCCACGATGTTGCATTTCCGCCGCCGAGTGCGTTTTGACCTGTAAGGCCTGCACCGATAAATGGGAAGATTGGGCGGTTCGTTGTGTCAACGAGCTGACCAAGTTGTGACCACACATCAACGGAAACGAACATGTGTGTTGGCATCCAGTTACGGTTGCTTGAAACATCATTTGCTGCGTCGTAAACAGACTTGAGCAAGTCTGCGACTGTTCCGTCCCAAACGCCCGACGAGTTTGCTGCACTGAGCAAGTCGTCCGCTGCTTTGTTGTCAGATGCGATCATGTATTCGCCCATCAAGTCATTTAAGATCAATGACATTGCCTCGGGGCTGGTAAACGAGATGTCTTGTGAGGACAAACTCACTTGCCCTGCGAGGGTAGTTTTGCCGATGGAATTTGCGGCAATGACCATTGTGGTCGCTGACACTGCAGAAAGTTCGGTTGATTGTGCAGCGACGCTTGTGTGTGTCGTGATTGTTGGACGAGTGAAAGTCTTTGAGCGTCCGTTGTCAGGATAAGCGCGAGCGCCTACAGCCTCGACTACAGGGCGCAAGAAGTTTAGATCCTGCACCAATGGCCCAAGGACTGGAACTGGCAAGAGTCCTGGCGTGTCAGAGGTAAGGACATCGCCTGCAGCTGCTTGGAGTGCGGTGCGCTGTGATGCGGAAAATTCTGCGACTGCTGCGTTCATGTTGGAGAATGTGTCTCCGCCAATGTGATAAGCAGCCATGAATTCGCCAGCTGATGGCATCTTAAATTCACGCTTTGCTTTTGCTGGAATTGGTGCAGTTGGAATGGTTGCTTCTACTGCTGGGACTGTTGGCTCTGACATGGGTTCGTTCTCCTGTGTAGGTTCTGTTTCTATGATACTTATTTCTTCGTCTTCGTGGTGGATGCTTGCTGCGATGTCTGTGATCATGGCTCCAGCAAATGCAGGAACTGGCACCATAGACAACTCGATCCAGTCGGCTGCTAACACTGTCAGCGATCCGTCTTTGTTTGCTCGAGTCTTGGTTGGGTTTACTCCGACCGATACCGAGTCCAAGACGCCGTCTAGGGCGAGCTGTAGGGCTTCGTCGCCTGCGGCGGTCTTGCTGATCTTGGCACTGAAGAGCATGCCCTCTGGAGTGTCTACGCGCTCGGTCACAATTCCGATGGCCTGATTGCTGTCATGGTTCATGTATAGGCGCGGTGCTTTGCCTTCGATTGGAAGGCTGCCTTGCTCAAAGATGACTTCGGTTCCGTCGGCGACTGTTGCTGCTACGCCGTAAGGAACTGCGATTCCTGTGATGGTTCGTGATGGTGTTCCGTCGCCTGCAGCTGCATCGATGCTGGCGGATGGTGCTGTGAATCTGATCATTAGTTTGCGATCTCCTCTTGAGTGTCTTCTTGTACTGGCATTTCCATTTTGTCTGCTAGGTAGTTTTCTTCTAAATACGATTCGTAGTCAAAGGCAACATAGGTGCCATTAGGCAAAACATTATTCATGGATAGTGTTTCTGCTATTGCATCGGCGTACAACTTCACGCCAAAAAACAGCAAGTCCATGCGAGCCTGCTGCGATGACTGATATGAATACGATCCTGTAGATACGCCGATCAGGTATGGCGGAACATTGCCAATACGACCACCAGTTTCCAACGCGCTGTAGTTAGCAGACTCAATAAGAAGCATCTTGTCTGGCGACATCGTTGTCGGTTCGTATTTAAGGAATTCGTTTAGTGCTGCAGTTTGATTAGTTGCTCGAGCGGTATTAAACGCTGCAGCAAGATCAGCCAATTCTTGCGCGCTCAAAGGCTCACCACCAGTCTGCATAAGGACGCCCGCTGGAATTGAGGAGCTGGCGTTTCGCGCGCGCGCGTCTTGAATCTTAATCGCTGTTTCAATTGCGGCTTGCGATGAATAAACCATGCCTTGTGTTGGCGACAAGAATTGCACAAGGTTTGCAGGATCTATTTGACCGCCTTGAAAATAAACTTCTTTAGAAGGTGCGAACCAGACTGGGCCTGCCATGTCGGTGGTGGTGACTGAGCCCGCTGGGAGCCTTGAGAAACTCGCGGGATAACCGTCAGCGGTGCGCGATGTTATGTACCAGAAAGCGCGACCGTAAAAGTACAAGTCATCAAAAGTCCATGACATTAAAAAGTTGTAGGGAACGGTTTGGTCTGGGCGACGCAGCCAAGATCGGGGGGCGATATAGACGCGTTCCATTTCTTCGCCGTTCCACATTTCGTTATACATCTGTAATGGCATGCAGCCGATTACTGATGCGAGTAGATCGCGTGCGCGTGAGATTGCAGGGATTGAGATTGCTGCCGCGCGAAGTTGGCCCTCTCGATAGGTGTAATACTGACCGATCATATTTGCGCCAACATTGCTTGAGTTATACCCAGGATTCATCGCTCCAGCTGCAGCGGCTTTGGCTGGCGGTGGACTGATAGCAGCCTTGCTTACTTTGCGGTCAAATAATCCCATATCACATGATGACACATTCAGAGCGGATCATGGTGGCACTCGCCTAGTCAATTGCGGTATCCCGACGACAGGCAAGCAAGTAAGCGAGTGCCAAGAAGATGCTACTGATTTACAGTGACCAGCATTGGCTTCTGGGAGTTTCCTGGTCGTGCAGCTGCCGACGCTCCCCAGATCATCGTGCGACACAACTCAATCGGGCCAGCCGACTTCTGCGACGACACAGCGATCGAGCCTTGAGTCCTAACCATGACTGCTCGACAAACATGCTCCGCGAGCATCGCTTCGCCAGTGTGCACAATCCGTCCTTCGGTAATCATGTTTCTTACTATCGGGGTGTATTGCAGTATTTCTTTGTAGCCCATTACGACGCGCCGACGCTCAAAGATCGGTGGACAGTGTGCGTCAATTGTTGGTGAGAAGATAAACTTGATTGCAGGATCCGCCGCCAAAGCTGCAACATGCGCCCAAAGTTCTTTGGCTGTTTCGGCAGTAAAGGCAACCGAGACACAAGTACGACCGTCGCTAAGTGCGACCGACTTTGTCGCAAAATATCTGGACTCATCCATAGACGCTTCTATCGAGATCACTCCGCCAGTAGGAATTGGGCCGTCGTACTTGAGGTCTGGCCAAAGGTGGGTCTGAATCCATGACTGGGTGCTGGCAATCCACATGTTAAGCGACGAGCGCAGGAAGTTGGATCGGTCAGGATCTTTGGATTCGGCGCGCAAAGTGTCAAGCGTCAGAGTGTGTCCGAGCGCTGGGTTCCCCCACGACCACGACGATTCTTGCATCGGATCAACTGTCGGCGGTGGCGACCATTCTGCAAAGTAAAAATTAGAAGGGTTATTTGTGTCAATCAAGCGCAGCGCGTTCTCTCGATGTCTGATAAACAATGCGCTGCTCTCGGTGCCAGCTGTGCTAAACATCGCCAAGTGAGGAGACCTGCGGACGCGCTGTGTTGGAATCAGGCCTGCCATCGTGATCTCGGAAATGTCAAAGATCTCATCCGCGCAAATTAGATCTACCGACATACCGTGACCGATTGAAGGGTTAGCCGCGCGCACATACCAGCGCGTTCCGTCAGGCATCGTAGCCGAGTTACGACCAAAGGACTTCATAATTTTGGCGCCGTAGCGGTCTTCAAGAATCGGTGCAATCTCATCAAAGAGCAGACAGGCAAGTGACAGAGTGTGAGCTGTAGATAGGACGGTCTGCTTTGTGCCTCGGATCTTTGGCATTTCAATCATCCAAAAGAGAATTAGACACTGGATCAAAAGTGTCTTGCCATTCTGACGCGCCACCGAACAAAGCGAAGATCTGTGCACAAGATCATCCTGCCCATCAGGAGCAGTAATAAATCCCAATGCGCGCTCAAGATAATGCACCTGCCAAGGCATGAGATCAACATGAAGAAGCTCTGAAGCCATGTCCCCCACAAGTCCAGCCCATGAGCCGTCACAGTCTGGAACGATCGTTTCCAATCTTGGCTGGTCGTGGCTGATCACCGCCAGTTCAGGCTGATCCTGACTAGTTGGGAGAGATACATGGA